CCGGCTGCTGGAAGCTGTGTGATGGTTAAGTTAGCCATTTAGGGACTCAACGTTATACTATCCAAATTACCATTGTTCTCGGGGTCTTGGGTATTCTGCTCCGGCGAGAGCACCCAACCACCGTAGCCAGTGGAAATCAGATCGTTATCTTGAACAGCCACGGACACATCCGGGCGCGGAAAGCGAATCGTAATACGCTCAGTCTGCCTTGCTGGCAGTCTATATGGGTCTTTTTGGTCCGCGCAACCTTCGTTGCACACTTGAAGACCCGGGAAATTGGGGTCGGGACGCATTACCGAATGCGCCCTCTTCATCTTGCAGCGGTCGCAGACCGCGATTGAAAGCGTTGAATTGCCGAGCGTGTTGAGGAAAATGCTCATGCAACCCCCATCACGCGGTGTAGACGCCGATTGCTGGCGCGTAGTAAATGGGTGACTTGTCGCGCTCTTCCTGCTCGGCAAGATTTGTATACTCGTTCGCTTTTGCTTCCAAATACTGAATGCGCTCCAGTGGCACATTGGGCAGTTCCAGCGCCATCCGGTGCGACAACTGCATCAGGATCGCTTCGTACCAACGCTGCGGGATCTCGATCTCGTTGGTCAGCGCACCCACGTCCATGACCTGCCGTGAATACCAAACGGTCATTTGCACCAGCGGATCGCTCGGTGTGGGCCACAACCACATCTGCGGCTGAGGGATCGTGCGATTGAACCAGAACTGGAAAGGCTGATTCGCCGTGAAATTCTTGTTCGGCAGATTCGTGTAGTCGTCGCGGTTGAGCCGCGCCATGGTGATCTCGGTGCTGTTGTTCCCCACGAAGAATTCGCGAAGCGCCAGCGTAGTGCCGCCGGATGCCAAGATGCGGTAGTACTCGACATTTTGCCCCGGGTTGATATCGTACCAAAGCCATTCGTTATCGGTCACCTCGGTCGTGCCGACATTTTCCAGCGTCAGCCAGTTGGTCCCATCCACGCTGTACTGCAGCGAAAAGGTCCAGACCGCGCTACCGCCACCGGCAACGTAGGGGAGGACGCCGATCGAACCCGCGTAGATGGGGTTATCAGTACCGAAAGCGACCGAGATATAGCCATTGGCCGATGTCTGCTGGCAAACCGTGTCCACGTCGCCATCGAACGCATAGCTTACATTGCCGCCAGCCGATGAATAGTACGCACCACTTGGGCGATTCATCTTGCGATACAACGCATTGAGCACCTCGATTGAACCTTTAGGTAGCGAGTAAATGTAGTTGTTGGCAGTCACGCCGAACACTTTTTTATCGATCGCCCAATAATTGATGCCGATATTGGACAGATTGGTCAGCAGTATGAACAGCGATTCGCGAGCCGAAAGCTGCTGCTCCGAAGTCAATTCCTCAGCGAGTTTTCCGCACCGACGAGCACCGTGGTCAATGAACGTCTGTACATTGAGGACTGTTTGGCCTACTGTGTTTGAATATGCCATCTTACCATCCCGGACAATTCCACCGTTGCATCGAAGCCCGTGCTCGGCTCCCCTTTTCAGACTTTTCGGCCACCGGCCCCATCCTAGCGCAGAACGAGTCGCGTCTAGCACCCCCCTGCGGCTGTGGAGCCTTGAGATCCGAGCCAGTTACGCGATTATACCTCGCCCGACCCTTTGCGGTCAATCCGGCTCCTTCTTTCGCCGGAAGCTTCTCGCCACGCGAGATAGCCAAGCTCGGACCGCCTCCAGCGAATTTTTTACCTTTGTCAGCATTTGAATACTCCTTCCCGACTTTTTGGGGAATACCGACCTTCTTGGCGAACGCGGGGTCATGCGCGACCGCCTCCATCAATCGGTGCTGAGCGGGTGATTTGCTCGGCATCAGGCCACCTGATTAATAGTCATCACGACCGAAGCGGTCGATGGCCAGCTTGCGCCAGCGGCGAGTGTTCTGATGTTTACCGTTGTGCTTGCGCTAGTCCACACCAGTTGAATGTAGTCGTTCGCCGCGAGGTCGAGGAAAAAATTCCACCCAACAATCGAGTGACCATCGACGCCGCCATGACTATTTGGGACCGATACCAAACCAGCAGAACCGCCGATATTAGTACCATTCTTTCGGAGCCATACATAAACGTCTTGCAACTGAACGCTTGTGCAACCAAACTGTATACTAAATTGGAAGTTATACTTACCGGCGTTGGCAACGGTAAGTTGTGAGTTAGACACCAGCGATATACCTGTCGCCCAACTTGTCGTGTCAAAAGTTACTACCTTTGGTGTGTTTGCTGATACAAGGTTTTGGTTTGTGTAATCTTCAAACGCGGCATTTGCACCGTAGGCAAATGTAGACAGCGTGGCGATCGTGGTCTGCACGTTCGCACCGGACTGCACAAGTGGTACGAGTTCAGCGCCAGTAAGCGTCGCCGCTGCTGGCATCGCCGAGATTTTAGTGTCTGCCATCAGTTGCTCTCCAATTCGATTTTACTTGAATTTTCTTCTAACACATATCCCGAGGACTCCATCAGGATGTAGTACTTCAAGACCGGTGTGCCGCCATACAAATCGACTACACCAGTGTCGCCCACATCGTCACCGGGTGTGGACCCAACCACGTTGGCCGCGCTCGTGTGCAAAGCAAACCCATCGCTGGTATTCGCTTGATTGGCTACACCCGTGTAACCAACGTAAGGCATATTAAATACCCGCTTGGACTAGGTTCATCGTCGCAGTACCGGAACCAGAGTTGACAAGAACCTTGATACCAGTGACTGGGAACGCATAGTTGCCATCCGCATTCACCGTTTGAGCAGCGATAGTTGGATGGCTAAACCAAGTCGTAAACCCCACAGAGGGGTCGTCAAAAGTGTGCTGCACGGTGTAGTTAACCGTTCCAGTCACAACAACACCAAAGCCCACGTTGAATGGGCTGATGTTTGTGTTCATTACCAACGCGGAACTCGATCCCGTGCCAGTCTTCGATACTGTCTGTACCTTCATTCGGCGTCTCCAAAAAAGTAGGGGCCGAAGCCCCCACCATTAACACTCGTCAGCTTTTACTTTTCCGCCACGTTTGAATGTGCCGGATAGCTGCGATATCGCTACCGGAGCTGACGGTTTTTTCTTCGGCATTGCTACGGCGTGACCCGAGTCGTTAACTGCGCCCCCCGTAGCAAAATGCTTTTTTGCAGCACCGCCTTTTTTGTAGCCGCCGCCATTACCCATTTTCACATCACCGGTTGGTGCCGAGTTGTGATTTGGATGAGCAGTGTTCACTTTGGATGCACCGCTTGTGGATTTGATAATACCACCCGCTTTGAATCCACCTTGACCATCGACTACACCGCCGGTTTTATACTCACCGGGCTTAGTGCTTTTAGCGATACCACCGGTCTTCAAGCCTTTGTGGGCTTTGGACGCTGGCTTGCTCTCGTGCGCTTTTAGCTCTTTGCCGACACCCTTGATAGCCTTCATCTCGGCTTTGTGCATCTTGGGCGATTCCATCTCGCCGCCTTTTTTCATGGCAGGACGAGCAGCGACGGTAGGCACGGTGGCTGGACCAGCCATACCGGGTGCGCGACGAGCCATGCGCTTTGCAGCCATAGCACGAGCAGCACCGGGTGCGCCCATAGGTGGGACTACGGGGCTTCGGCCAGCCAAAGCACCCATAACACCACCATCCATCTTGCCGACGGGCTTATTATCGCCCATCTTAGCAACGCCTTCTTTTTTCATGCGAGCAAAGTTTGCTGACCCACCAGTCTTGAGCTTCAGCTCAATCGATGGTTCTGTGGTCATCATTTTGACCATTGGCTTAAATTGGCCCATGTTGTTCCCCTTTAAGCAAACGATTTGTAAACGATGGTCACCCGAGCAGCGCCAGCACTAGCTGCAGTACCGGTTTGACTGAATGTAACTGTCGCGTAGTCCACGTCACTGGAACCCACGTTGGCCCAAGCACTGTACACGCCGGTGGAAGCCACCGAAGCGCGGCCAGCAGAGCCGACGGAAGTGGAAGTCACGAATGCCGCAGCCGACCCAGTTTTACCCACAGTAACGGTATTGGTAGTACCAGCATTAAACGCAGTTGTCACATCAATGTTGATGTTAACGATTTGCGCGTTTGCTGGCAGCGTACCAATGGTAACTGCAGAAGTGTCGGTGTAAGCAATAGTGGTCGTGATCGCGGAGAGGACGCCAGCAGCATTGGTCACACTGTTGTTGTAAGCCATTTGTGTTTCTCCTTAATAGAGTGGGAGCCGAAGCCCCCACAAATGGTTTTAGACGCCGGGTGTACCGTACATCGCACGGGGGTCAGTAAAGCCGACTTGGTAACGCTCGGTAGCTTTGTAGCGCATAGAGTCAGTCTCGAAGTCGCCTTCCATGGTCTTCTCCAGAGCGCGACGCATGAGGAGCTTCATGCCCTCAGGAGCGTCGGTCTGAACCCACCACGCATGGGCGTTAGTCAAACGGGAGAGAACTGCGGCACCCTCATCGAGCAAGCCAATGGACTTGACCGGGTTGATGTCGTTATTCGCAGTACCAGCACGCAGGACCGATTTCAGCAGCACTTCAGCTTGGAAGACGTTGCCGGGAGCCACGATCAATTGACGCGGGACCAGACGAATCTTCTTACCGTTGTTATCCACCGCTTGACGGACCTGAATGAGCATCTGCTCAAGCGAGGTCTGCGACAAGTTAGCAGCGGTTGACAGGAGGTTGCTGAATGTACCATTCACGATTGGGTGGGAAGCGCTGTTCAACTGCACGCCATCACCACCGGGATACGAGCTATTGAAAGAGCGGTTCAGCACGTTGGCCGACAGCGTTTCTTTGGTCTCAATCAGTGATTGCGCGAGGTGGCGAGCGTAGACTTGGCCAATCCGGATGTGGTCACCATCCTCTACCAACACTTGGGTCAAGGCAAAGGCGAGGCCAAAGACTTGGTATACATAGCGTTGCAGGAACAGGACACCACCTTGTTGGTAAGTCACTGGAGTACCATCGGGCAGCTGGGGAGCTGCGCCGAAACCGTACAAAACGGGTTCTTCATGGTAGTTGCGGGGAATGCCCTGTTCCTCACGGAACACACGGGACCATTCGTCTTTTCGTTGGTCGTACACGCCGTCGAAGCATTCGTTGAGGATAGGTTCAACAATACTTCTAAAGTCCGTACTGCGCATCGGAGCGGCCATGGTTTAGTCCCCCTTAAATGGCATTAACGGTCGCTTGATACTGCGATTCGTTAATAGTTACCCGCACAACCGTGTACGTATCGCCCCAAGCATTGTCGGGGTACGGAGCCAAATCGACGATCCGCATTTGAGCAGAGCTACCAGAGCCGACCAAAGTGGTAGACAAGGTGCACTGCGACAAACCAGTGACATTGCTGCCAGCGGTAGTCGCGCTCAAATCGGCTTGATCGCCAATAGAGGTCTGAGCCAGTGAGCCGTCAGCTTGAATTTCGTAAACGATGTTGGGGTCGTTATAGAAATAAGCAACGCATGAACCGGTTTGGTAAGCCGTGTTGGCTGGCCAATAGTTCGATACGCGACGACGACCAGTGGTGTCAGTCCACTCAACGCCAGCGAAAGCCCCTTGGAAGGAGTCACCCGCTGCTGCGACAACGATGTTGCCGCTCGTATTGAGCTTGACCGGTTGGCCTTTCAGAATGTCGGTGTTGTACGCCGACGCAATACCGCCAGCCAACGCTTGAGCGCGATCCAAACCAGAGGGGTGGAAAGCAGGGCGCAGACCGAACGGTGCATTTGTAGAAGACATAGTCTTTTCTCCAGAATGTAGTTCGAAATCCGTTAGGTAAATACCGGAACGG